AATAACAAATGAAGAAGCTGACGTAATTATTAGATTAGAAGATAATGCTTATATCCCTTTTGACCCAGCCAACACAGACTACCAAGTATACCTAGCATGGGTAGCGGCAGGTGGAGTACCACAGGAAGCTGACTAGTGTTAGCTAAATTATTATTAACATAAAGATTTATTAACATATTTTCAAAATAAGAATCCACCTTAAAGGTGGGTTTTTTTTATCCTATCAGTCCTTTAATTGACTAAATAGAGCATAAATTAAATTTAAAGTCGAGGAGAAACAAAATCGCCGCTTACCAAGAACTAACAATAGAGCAGGGTGCAACCTTTACTAGTAACTTAACTGTAGATGATTCTTCGGGAGACCCAGTTAATCTTACTGGTTGGAATCCTTATGCTGTATTAAGAAAGACTTATGATTCAACAACATCTAATAATTTTACTGTGAGTGTAACTTCTGCAACTCTTGGTGAAATTACTATGACAATGCCAGCAGCTAACACAGCATCTTTAGCCGCAGGACGATATTGTTATGATTTGGTCATTGCAAATACAGTAATAAATTCGGATTCAACTTATACAAAAACAAGAGTTATAGAAGGTATTGTAACTGTTACTCCGGCTTGCACCACAGCAACTGGATAAATAAACATGTTAAATAAAAAGGAATACAAATGAACCCAATAGGAAAAGTTACCATAAAATCAACTGGTCGCTCTACTATTTCATCACCAGATTTTAAAGTAACACCATCGTTGACCATACCTCAACTGACCGATGTGACAACAGTAGGTATAGAAAACGCATATACATTAGTATATAAATCAGCAACAGAGACTTGGGAAGCAGGACCTGTTGTTGCAACAGAAACGGAAATTGCAGTAATTACAGGCGGCGGATTTTAAGTAACACTTGAGTAAGAATATTTTAATGAGTTACCAAACAGATAGATAATAAAAATACATTTTAGGATAAAAGAAAATGGCAAATACAGTAATTCAATTAAAATATTCTGACAGCACTAGTGTAAGAATCCCGGCATCTTTAGCAGTAGGCGAATCAGCTTACTCGGCAAATGCCAAAACATTATATATTGGTGTAACAGGCGGAGCAATACAAAATATTGGTGGCGCTCTTTACACCGAAACAATCGATAATGCTACAGCAGCTGATACTGCTAGTACATTAATGAAACGAGATTCTTCGAATCAAGTTGCAGCTACTACATTTACTGGCGCTTTAGCTGGTAACGCAACTTCGGCTACGACAGCCGCAGCTTGGACAACAGGCAGAACAATTTCTATCACAGGTGATATAGCATATACATCTGCTTCATTGACAGGCGCTGATGGTGTTACTGGAACGGCGACTCTAGCTACAGTAAATTCTAATATAGGCGCTTTCACTAAGATTACAATAAATGCTAAAGGTCAAGCAACAGCAGGTGCAACTGCATCAATATCAGACTTATCTGTACCAACGGGCGATATTGCTTTTGGTGCTAATAAAATAACAGGTCTTGCAACACCAACAGCTGGCACTGATGCTACAAATAAAACATATGTTGATTCTTTAGTTCAAGGTCTTGACCCCAAAGGTTCAGTTGTAGCTGCATCAACAGCCAATCTTACTTTATCTGGCGCTCAAACAATTGACGGGGTTTCCGTATTAGCAACAGAAAGAGTTTTAGTTAAAAATCAAACAGCACCAGCTGATAACGGAATATATGTGGCAGCTGCTGGAGCATGGGCAAGAGCAACTGATGCTGATACATACGCTAAATTGGTTAGTGCATACTTATTTATTGAAGAAGGCTCAACTTTAGCTGATACTTCTTGGACTTGTACGATTGACGATGGCGGAACATTAGGTGTAACTGCCATTACATTTGTTCAATTCAGTGGAGCAGGTTCATATGCAGCTGGCACCGGATTAACATTAACTGGTACATCATTCAGTATCACTAATACAGCAGTATCTGCTGGTACTTTTGGTAGTGCATCGGTTGTGCCTGTTGTCGCTGTTAATGCTCAAGGACAAATTACAGGTGCAACAGACACCTCTATCGCAATTGCAGCTTCCCAGGTCACTTCTGGAACATTACCAATTGCTCGTGGCGGTACAAACCAAACATCTTTTACAAGTGGCATAGTTCAATTTGATGGTACAAGTTTAGCAACATTAGCCAATTCAACATATGCTCTAACAGGAACTTTGGGTGCAACTAAAACTATAACCTCATTGACTGTTGATTCTTATGGAAGAACAACGGCTGCTACTGCAGCTGATATTGCAATCGCAGCTTCACAAATCACTTCAGGTACATTTGCAGTAGGTGTTGGTGGTACAGGAAGAACAACACTAACTTCAAACGCAGTATTAGTGGGAGCAGGAACATCTGCTGTTTCATTAGTATCATCTGCTACTGAAGGTCATTTATTAACAATAAACGCTTCTGGTGTTCCAACATTTGGAATGTTACAAGGTGGTACATTTTAATTAAACATATTATGAGAGGTCTACATTATGGAAGACAACACAACGTTAAACTTTTTAAACAAATATAATGAGGTAATTTTAGATAATCTTACCTCGATATTAAAACAAAATTTAGTTTTTCAAACACAAATAAATTTACTTGAAGACCAGGTTAAAGACAAAGAACAGTTAGAAAAGAGGTTGATTGAAAAAGAAAGTGCAGTTGATTTATCAAGTGAACTTGCCCATTTAAGAAATGAACTAAAAGATAAAGAAGACCTTTTAGCTATCTCCGGAAATGGAAGTGCTGATGCACATCGTTTGCAAAATGCACTTAACACTCACATGAAAGATTTGGCAGATAAAAAAATTCAAGTAACAACCTTAGAGACAGAGAAAAAGAACAGTGAGAAAATTATAACTGAACAATTAACACAGATTCGAAAGTTAGAAAATATGTTGCCAAAAGAAGAGAAAGTTGAAGTGGCGGAAACCGTTGTAAAAAAAGTGGTTGCGAAAAAAGTAAACAAGAAAGAAAAAATAATAGTAAAAGAAGAAAAATTAGATTTAGTTATGAAATCAGAAGGAAATACTTCCTCTGGTGGAACTTTTTAGGCAACCTGAATTAAATGGCAAATACCATAATCCAAGTACGAAATTCTGGAACAGCAAGTGGGCAACCTTCTCTTGGTGTTATAGCAATTGGCGAATTAGCTATAAACTATGCTGACGGCATTCTCTATTATAAAACATCTGCTAATACTCTTGGTTCAATTAAAACCACACAAGTAGCAGGTCTAGATACAGAAGTTCAATTCAACGATTCTGGTTCATTTTCAGGCAACTCAAGCGTAACTTTCAATAAGACTTCAAGTACATTTACAGTACCAAAACTTAGCGTTCGTGGAGCATATGCTTTACCGATAGCTGATGGTGCTGCCGGTGCGGTGTTGACAACGGATGGCGCCGGAGTAGTTACATTTGCAGCTTCCACTGGAGCTTCAATTGGTGATGTACTCGCTCTCTCAATTGCATTAGGATAAAAGGTAGAATATGGCAAAACCAGCAACTAGAAACCAATTTAAAGATTACTGCTTACGCAGACTCGGACATCCTGTCATTGAGATTAATGTAGATGATGACCAAGTAGAAGACCGTATTGATGATTCAATTCAATTTTTCCAAGACTATCATTTTGATGGTGTAGAAAAGATGTATATGAAACATCGAATGACGGCTGAAGATATTACTAGAAGATGGATATATTGTCCTGATAGTGTTATATTTGTAACTGGCGTTATGCCATTTACTGACACATCTGGAATGGGTATGTTCGATATCCGATATCAATTAAGATTAAATGATTTATTTGATTTTACATCTGTATCATATGTCTCTTATGAAATTACGATGCAACATCTTAGAACATTAGAGTTGTTAATGGTTGGTACTCCTCAATTCAGATTTAACCGACATCAAAATAGAGTTATGTTAGACATTGATTGGACTCTAGATGTCACACCAGGTTCTTATGTTGTTATCGAATGTTATCGTGCATTACAACCAGATTTAATTAATTTAACTGGTACAGTAAGTGGTACAACCACATCAAACGTAGTCACAGGAACTGCAACAACATTTGACCAACAACTTCTTGAAAATGATTTCTTCACATTGAGTGATGGAAACACAGCACAAGTTAATAAGATAATTTCTCCAACTGTTCTGTGGGCAAAAGAAAATTTAGTTGCTAACATAACTACCGGAACTGCTCTTATAAATGGCGTATCAGATGTTTGGAATGATAGATTCTTAAAACAATATGGAACTGCCAAGATTAAATATCAATGGGGTAGCAACTTAAGTAAGTTTGCTGGCATTCAAATGCCTGGCGGAGTAACTTTAGATGGTCCTCGAATTATGGAAGAAGCTAGAGTCGAAATCGATAAGATAGAAGAAGAAATGCAGGTAATGAATGTTCTTCCATCTGAAATATTTTATGGATAATTAGACATGGGAACCAATCTATATTTTAATAATTTTCCTAAGGGTATAACACAAGAACAACTACTCGTTGAAGACCTTGTAATTGAAGCAATGAAGATGTATGGTATGGACGTTTGGTATATGCCACGGACGTCAGGTGACGTTGTAGACTACATATATGGCGAAGACCCACTAAAACAATATACGTCTGCATTTACGATTGAGATGTATTTAGAAAATATTACGGGTATGGATGGCGATGGCGATTTCATATCTAAATTTGGTTTAGAAATACGAGATGAGATAACACTACTTACTTCTCGTAGAAGATTCCAAATGATGGCATCACAAATAAGGCCTAATGAAGGTGATTTAATTTATGTTCCTGTGGTAGATGCCTTTTTTGAAATTACATTTGTTGAACACGAAAATGACCAAGCAATGTATCACACATTAGGTCGTGGCCGTGGTGGTAATGTTTATGTCTATGCTTTAAAACTTAAACAGTTTGTATTCTCTAATGAACTTGTTAGTACAGGTGTTGCTGATATTGACAACGTAATAAGAAAGTTCTATCCAAGAACAAAACAATCTATTTTAACTATGCATCAAGGTAAGTTTGTTGATGATGAAATCGTATATCAACCTTTAAGTGTATCAGACACAACTTTAGCTAATTCAACTGCTCGTGCAATTGTATTTGATTTTGCACCAAACACGTCAATTGATATTATTAGACTTCAAGGAACATTTGCAAACGGAGCTAATTTAATTGGTAATACATCAAACTCAATCGCAACAATAAATATTGTTGATGAGAACGCTTATGCTAATACAGCGTTTGGAGCTATAGATGATAACATGAGATTTGAAGCAGAAGCTGATTCAATAATAGACTTCACCGAGCAAAATCCTTTCGGAGAGGCATAATTGCCCATTTAGTTATGTTTGGCGAACCTTAAAATACTAAATAACAGTATGGAAGCTTTCTTATACTGTTGGGTAGATAAAAAATATAATAAACTATATTTGGGTTATCATAAAGGTCGTCAAAATGATGGATATATATGTTCATCAAAAATAATGGGTCCTGAATATGAACAGAGGCCAAATGATTTTAGTAGACAAATAATAGCAGAGGGTTCATCAGACGACTGCAGAAATTTAGAAGGAATATTGTTAAAGAAACTAAACGCAGCTGATGATGATGGTTTTTATAATAGAAACAATATGGATGGTAAATTTGTATGCACTGGTCACAGTGATGAAACAAAAATGAAAATAAGTAAAGCGGGATTAGGTAGGAAACACACAGAAGAAACAAAAGATAAAATAAGAATGGGTGAATTAATGACAAGACCAATACTATCAGAAGAAACAAGAGAAAAGATGAGAATTTCTGCCAAGAGACGAGCAAATTCGCCAGAAGGCAAAGCTCAATTACAGAAAATATCCCCTTTAGGAATGAAAAAAAGAGTTGAAATGGGAAAAACAAATCATTCAGAAGAGACCAAAAAGAATATTTCTGAAGGTGTAAGAAATGCTTGGAAGATAAGTTCTGATAATTATAAAACAAGAAGCGGCAAGATATTAATAAAGAGAAAATAAATGCTAGGTAACGCACACTTTTATAATCGTACTATGAGAAAAGTCATTGTAGCTTTCGGCTCAATGTTTAATGATATTGTATTACAAAGATACACAGCTAATGGTGTAACCTCTAAAGAACATTTTAAAGTTCCTTTGTCTTATGGTGCCAAAGAAAAATATATTACAAGAATTACATCTGACCCTAATCTAACAAAAGCTGTCAGTTCCGTGGTGCCTCGTATTTCATTCGAGTTATCAGGATTGGATTATGACACAACTAGAAAACAATTATCTAGTGTAATGAACTTTTCAGCTAATACAAGTACAAATCTTAAAACACAATATGTTCCCATTCCTTATAACTTTCAGTTTAACATGTCTCTTTATGTAAGAAATACCGAAGACGGCACACAAATCCTAGAACAGATATTACCATTTTTTACACCAGACTTTACTGTCACTGTAGATTTCATTTCTGATATGGACCAAAAATATGATATGCCAGTTGTATTAACTTCTGTTACACCAAGTGTAGATTATGAAGGTGATATGACAACCACCCGATTGATTATTTGGGATTTAACGTTTACCGCAAAAGGATATCTGTGGCCTCCAGTTAAAGCAGGCAAAATAATTCGTTCAGCAAATACAAACCTTTTCATAGAAACCTCTTCAAAAGGTTCTCAAAAAGTTTATGTTGATTGGGCTAATAATCATTCTAACGTTTCAACTGGAGAGAGTAACTACTTTGTTGATGAAGAAACTATCTTTGCAACTAAGACCACAGATGGTAAAAATATAGATATCTCAGGTGATATGGCATACTTCAGTAATTCTAACACTGGAATCGTGGTTATAAGCAACCTAAATACCTTATTGAAAGCAAACGATATAATTGTTGGCGCTACATCACACGCATCTTATAATGTAACGAGTGTTGATAGTGAACCACTTAAGACCGTTATTATTACTACAACACCAGACCCAGCTACAGCTAACGTTGAAGATGAGTATGGATTTTCTGAAACAATATATGAGTGGCCTAATACATAATGAGCAATACAAACGATAAGTTATCAGAACTTTTCAATGTAGATAATGAGAAAGAATTTGTTCCTACAATGGAAATTTTACCAATACAAGAAAAAAAACACGAGATTGTTACTATCGAAGAAGTAGCAGAACAAGATACTGAATTTGCTCGAGGTAATATTAAAGATTTAATTAATAAAGGCGGTGTTGCCTTAGATAATCTTTTAGCTGTTGCTAAAGAATCTGAACACCCTAGAGCATATGAAGTAGCTGCAGCTATGATTAAGAATCTATCTGATTCCAATAAGGATTTGTTAAATATACAAAAAACCCGAAGAGATTTAACGAAAAATGAACATGGATTTGCAGGAAATACAAAAAATATGAATATAGATAAAGCTGTTTTTGTTGGTTCTACAAGGGAGTTAGTTAAGTTTTTGAATGACAAAGAAAAAGGCGTTACTAAGGACATCACTCCTGAGAAAGATAAATAGAATAAGACAGTAAAAGGATATAATATGGAAGAAACACTTAATGATATGATGAAGAAAGTTCTTGCTGATACATTTGCTATGTATCTCAAAACTCACAACTTTCATTGGAACGTAGAAGGTTCAAATTTCCCTCAATTCCACAATTTTTTTGGCACCCTATACCTAGAACTATTCGCATCAGTCGATACAATCGCAGAACAAATTCGAGCTTTAGACGCTTATGCTCCTGGTTCATTTTCTCGCTTTCAAGAACTAACAGATGTTGAAGACGAACTAACAGTGCCAGGTGGCATTGAGATGGCAAAAATATTAAGTGAGGATAATGAGGTTGTTATGGCTTCCCTCAGCATGGCATTAAAATTAGCAACTGAATTTGACAAACAAGGATTAATAAACTTTTTAGCAAATCGCATAGACGTTCATAGCACACATCGCTGGATGCTTAGAAGTATTATTAAATAAATTATATTATGGCTGAGCAACAACTGAGTACAACCGCCGGGTACATGGGTAATAGTAGGTTGAAACGTGTAGGTGTCGAGTTAAATTATACTGAAGAGCAAGTGACTGAATTAGTCAAGTGTTCTAAAGACCCCGTATATTTTATTAAATCGTATGTTCAAATAGTTAATGTGGATTTAGGTCTAGTGCCTTTCGAAATGTGGCCATTTCAAGAAGATATGGTTCATTCGTTTCACACAAATAGATTTAACATTGCAAAGATGCCACGGCAGTGTGGTAAAACAACAACATCGGTTGCATATATGTTATGGTGTGTGTTGTTCCAAGAAGAGTATACTATAGGTATTCTTGCTAACAAAGGTTCTCTTGCAAGGGAAATTTTAGGAAGATTACAAAAGGCTTATGAATATTTGCCTTTATGGTTACAACAAGGCATATTAGTTTGGAATAAAGGTAATTTAGAATTAGAAAATGGGTCTAAGATATTTGCCTACGCAACATCAGCTTCTGGTGTTCGTGGAGGTACTTACAACTTAGTATTTTTAGATGAGTTTGCTTTTGTGCCTCATAATATGGCACTAGAGTTTTTCCAGTCAACATATCCTGTGATATCATCTGGAAGTACTACAAAAGTAATTATAGTCTCAACACCAAATGGTTTGAATCTATTCTATAAGATGTGGGTTGATGCGGAAGAAAAACGCTCAACATATATACCACTCGAAGTCCACTGGTCAATGGTACCAGGTAGAGATGCAGAATGGAAAGATGAGACGATACGAAACACGAGTGAGGAACAATTCCGTGTTGAGTTTGAAACAGAATTTGTTGGTTCAAGTGCAACTCTAATTTCAGGTGTTAAACTGAGAAGTCTTGCATTTCATAATCCCATACGCACAGATGACGGTTTAGATATATATGAGGAACCAATTAAAGGCCATTTATATATTGCGGCTGTTGATTGTGCTGAAGGAGTTAATTTAGATTACTCCGCTATCATGGTAATAGATGTAACTGAAACGCCATATAGACAAGTTGCTAAGTATCGAAATAATAAGTTACCATTGTTGTTTTATCCAACAATAATTTATAAAGTAGGTACAATGTATAATGACGCTTTTGCGTTAATTGAAACGAATAATATAGGTCAACAAGTTGTAGACATTCTACACTATGACCTAGAATATGAAAATATTTACAAGTTAGAGCATCATCACATAAAAGGACAGGCTATATCTAGTGGTTTTAAAAGGTCAACTTCATTTGGCGTTAGAACTACAAAAACTGTTAAGAAAATTGGTTGTGCTAACTTAAAGACATTAATTGAAAACGACAAACTTATATTAAATGATTTTGACACTATTGCCGAATTAAATACTTTTGCCCGACAGAGAGATTCTTACGGTGCTGAAGAAGGCAATAACGATGACCTAGTTATGGGTTTAGTTTTATTTGGTTGGCTAACTGCACAAACATTGTTTAGAGAAGAAACAGATGTAGATGTAAGAAAACAAATGTTGGCAGAAGCTAATATGTTAATAAATGAAGAATTAACTCCAGTTGGAGTATTTGATGACGGACGAGAACCAGAAAGTGAGATAGATTCAGAGGGAGACCGATGGATGAATAGTGATTTGATAAAAAACTATCCGACCTCAACTTTCTAAAACACTAAATAGAGTATAAATTAAAAATATATTCAAATAATTATTGACCCATTTATAAGAGGAGTAATCAAATGGCATTTCAGCTCTCACCTGGGGTAAATGTATCAGAAGTCGACCTGACTACAATTGTCCCTTCAGTCGCCACTAGTATTGGTGGTTTTGCTGGAAGATTTGCTTGGGGTCCAGTTCTTGAAGTAACAACTATATCGGATGAAACAAGGCTTGTTAGTACTTTTGGCAAACCCAATTCAGACAACTATGAATACTGGTTCACTGCTGCAAGTTTTTTAGCATATTCAAGTAACTTAAAAGTAGTTCGTACACTACAAGGTGGCATGCTTAATGCTGTCTCTGGCGCTACGGGCGTATTAATCAAAAACGATGACCAATGGCAATCTTCATATTCAGCTGATGTTGTTACATGGGGAGCATTTGCTGCTAAATATCCTGGCACTAAGGGTAATTCATTACAAGTTTCAATCGCAGATGCTAACACATGGGCTGCTTGGGCTTTTTCTGGAAACTTCACATCACAACCTTTAACTTCAACATATGCATCCAACCTTGGTTCAACATATGATGAACTACACGCAGTTGTTATTGATGAAAAGGGCGAATTCACAGGAACTGCTAATACAGTTCTAGAAGTATTCCCATTCATGTCTAAAGCAAGCGATGCTAAAGACGATTCAGGTAATGCAAACTACTATAAAGATGTTATTACTAAACAGTCACAATATATTCGATACCTGTCACATCCAGTTTCACCTAATCTAGTTACTGGTAATTGGGGAAATACTGCTACACCTGCTAAAGCTTTTACAAACTTAGCAACCCAATCAACATACTCACTAGGACTAGGCATAGACGGACCAATAACTACTGCTAATACCATTCTTGCTTATGATGAATTTGCAAATGGCGATACAGTAGATGTTAATTTACTAATGGCAGGACCTGCTGAAGTAACAGTAGCTTCAAAACTTATTACATTAGCAGAAACAAGAAAAGATTGTATGGCATATATCTCACCAGAAAAATCAGATGTTGTAAACGCTGCTGGTTCTGAAACAACTAACACTGTTGCTTATAGAGATACTTTGACTTCATCTTCATATGCAGTTATGGATTGTAACTGGAAATATACATATGACAAATACAATGATGTATATCGTTGGGTGCCAGTTAATGGCGATACTGCTGGTCTTACAGCAAGAACTGACCTCGAAAGAGACCCTTGGTTCTCACCTGCTGGTCCTAACAGAGGCATCATGAGAAATGTATTGAAACTTGCATGGAATCCTGTTAAGGCAGATAGAGATACCCTTTATAATAAAGGTATTAATCCAGTCATGACATTCCCAGGCGAAGGTACACAATTGTTTGGTGACAAAACATTGTTATTTAAACCATCAGCCTTTGATAGAATCAATGTTCGAAGATTGTTTATCGTAATTGAAAAAGCAATTGCTCGTGCTGCTAGATTCTCAATGTTTGAATTTAATGACCAGTTCACCAGAGCTCAATTTGTGAGTCTTGTTGAACCATATCTAAGAGATATTCAAGGTCGTAGAGGCATTACAGACTTTCGTGTAGTTTGTGATGAATCAAATAATACAGGCGAAGTAATTGATAGTAACAGATTTGTTGGTGATATTTACATCAAACCAGCAAGGTCAATTAACTTTATTCAACTAAACTTTGTTGCAGTTAGAACCGGCGTTTCATTCGATGAAGTCGTTGGACAGTTCTAATAAATAGATAAAACAGGAGAAATTAAATGGCATTTAACGTAAACGAATTTAGAAGTCAAATGATTGGTGACGGTGCTCGTCCCAATCTGTTTGAAGTCTCTATGCCTTTTCCTGCATTTTCTAATGCTGGAAACGCACAACAAAAAATGACCTTCATGTGTAAAACTGCACAACTACCAGGCGCTACGCTCGGTGTTGTTCCAGTTCAATACTTTGGTCGTGAACTTAAATTTGTAGGTAATAGAACCTTCATGGACTGGACTATCTCGGTTATTAATGATGAAGACTTTAGTGTCCGTAACGCCTTCGAAAGATGGATGAACGGTATTAACAGTCATAATCTTAATGTGAGAAATCCACTTGCTACATCACCAGGCGGATATTCCGTTGATGGTGAGGTAACGCAATACGGAAAAGCAGGAAATGCACTTAAGAAATATAAGTTTATCGGATTATTTCCAACCGACTTAACACCAATCGATGTTGATTGGGGTGCAAATGATACAATGGAAGAATTTTCGGTTACTCTATCATACCAATGGTGGGAGTCAGTCGAAGACGGTGTTGTGTAATAGGATGGCCTCTCTGGCCATCTCTATTTTTTTTATAGGATGATAAATTATGAGTATTAAGCTTTTCGGGTTCACCTTAGGCAAAAAGGACATTGAGCAAACCTCAGCGTCCACTAAGCCTTCCTTTACTTTACCAAGTACAACTATGGACGATGGTGCTGTTACCGTTAGCGGTAATGCTCATTATGGTACATATCTTGATTTAGAAGGTTCGGTTCGTAACGAGATTGAACTTATTACCAGATATCGGGAGATGGCAAACCATGCAGAAATGGAAATGGCCATTGACGATATTGTCAACGAAGCAATTACACATGATGAGTCCGGCAAATCTGTCGATGTTCGTCTAGACAACCTTAGACAACCAGAATCAATAAAGAAAAAAATCAGAGATGAGTTTAACAATGTATTATCAATGTTAAATTTTAATAATTATGCTGATGATTTATTTAAGAGATGGTATATTGATGGTAGAATTTACTATCACATCGTTGTCGATGAAAAGAGACCTAAAGAAGGAATTAAAGAATTAAGATATATTGACCCACGCAAGATTCGTAAAGTGCGTGAAGTTAAGAAAATCAAAGACCCTAAAACCGGTGCAATGATTATAGAATCAATGGCCGAGTATTATGTTTATAATGATAAAGGACAATCAACACAATCTTTTGGACAAAATGTAAATTCTGGTCTGAAGATAGCTCCCGAATCCATTATTAATGTTAATTCTGGACTAATGGATGCAAAGAATACTTTTGTAATTTCATATTTACACAAGGCAATTAAACCACTTAATCAATTAAGAATGGTTGAAGATGCGATTGTCATTTATAGATTATCAAGGGCACCTGAAAGAAGAATATTTTACATCGATGTGGGCAACTTACCAAAAGGTAAAGCTGAACAATATCTAAAAGATGTAATGGTTAAGTATAGAAATAAAATGGTTTATGATGCTTCAACTGGTGAGTTAAGAGACGACAGAAAACATATGTCAATGCTAGAAGATTTCTGGTTACCTCGTAGAGAAGGTGGCAAAGGAACAGAAATTACTACATTGCCTGCTGGTCAAAATCTTGGCGAACTAGAAGATGTAAAATACTTTAAGAATAAACTTATGCAATCTTTGAATGTTCCAATCTCAAGAATGGAACCATCAAGCGGAGGTATGATTGGTCTCGGTCGGTCAACTGAAGTAACAAGAGATGAAGTTAAGTTTGGTAAATTTATAACTCGATTAAGAAATAAATTTTCACAAGTATTTGACCATGCTTTAAAAACGCAGTGTGTGCTTAAGGGTATTTGTTCCTTAGAAGATTGGCACGACATGCAAGAACATATTTACTATGACTATCTTAAAGATAATAACTTTACAGAACTAAGAGAAGCTGAATTGCTTCGTGAAAGAGTTAATCTTCTTAGTGTTGTAGACCCATATATTGGTCGTTATTACTCAACAGAGTGGGTTAAGAAAAACGTTCTGCATATGTCTGGCGAAGAAATTGAAACAATGGAAACAGAGATTGCAGATGAACAAGAAAGTGGAGTTACATTTGGCCAAAGCGAAGTAGATGCTAGTCAATTTCCACCAGAAGATAATACAAAAGATGCTGACGATACGGAATCAGAAACACCAGAACTTGATGATGACGTGGCTAAGTTCGGTGCATAAATAAAGAATAACGGAGAAAAATTATGACAGAAATAGTTGATTTTATAAACCAAGTAGCTTCAGCTCAAGCTAAAGATGCTACAGAAAGCCTAGACAATCTTTTATCACAAAGAGCGTTTCAAAGTCTAGATGACAAGAAGACTGATATTGCAAAAGATATGTTTGCTGATGTTAATCCTATGACACAGGATGAAATTAATAATCCTGATGAAATTAATCAAAACACTGGGTATCAAGATTATGTGGCACCAGAGGTTGAAGTACAAGATACCGCTGATGCAGAACCAGAAGAAGGCTCACACATTCATCGCCTAGATGATACTCAACACTTTTAAGGTAAGGATTCAATGAAAAGCTTATTTGATTTTAAAGGCACAGATACTCTACTCGAAGCTAATAAGAAAACTGTAGAGAAAAAAGACTATAAAAAGTTTGATGTTCTTGTTCGTGCCGGTTTAGCCGATAAAACTAAGTTAGCAAAGCTTCATCGTATCTTAGATAAAATGGAGACTGAACGTCCTGTATTTCCTCCTCATGAGAGAAGGTTACTTCAAGACTTATTTGGTAAAATGGTTGGACTTTTAACAGATAACCCACAGATTTTTCAAAGAACAAGAAGAGCTGTTCGTGAAGATGTGGAACTTCCTATTGAATTAGAAATGGTAGTAGAAAAGAAAGGTGATAATCCTAAAGACCCACCTTTTGTTTTACTTCTTAAGAGAAAATCTTTCAGACCATATCCTAATGGCATGAAAGTTGCATTATATTATAATGCTAAATTAAACAAATACTTTACCGTTCCTTACGGTCCTAAAGGCATTCAAACTCCTTTACAATCCGAAGAGGTAAACCGACTAAATAATGGAACATTTGAAGAAAGTACAATGGACCATTTACATAACATTGTTGCAAACAAACAACATAAGAGTATAAAGTTTGCAAATGGAAAATCACAAAAGGTTGACCACTATACAGCAAGTGCTATGACAAATGTACATAAATCTTTAAATGACGTTAATAAGAAGAAATATGCAGACATGATACATAAAAGTCCTGAACACTTTAGAAAAGGTTCAGACTTCGCATTTAAAGCCCACAGTGTTGCTGGTGGTAATAAAGCTAAAGATGCAAAATGAGTTTTTTAGACTTACTTATAGCTAACAAACTAGACGAAGCAAAAGAATTAATTCATGCTCGACTAAGTGAGATATCAGCTAAGTATCTAGAAGAAGCAAAAAAATATGCAGAAGCTGATAGATTTGAATGGATTGAAGAGTTAGACGAAGCTCCTCAAAGAAGAAACCCGAACATAATTAATATGGGTCGAGTTAGAAGAATTCGTAAAAGAATAAGACGTAATAAAAAAGGTAGAATTACGGTTCAGAAAAATAGAAGGCGGTCCAGACTTAAGGGCTATCGAATTTCTGGAAATACTGTAAGAAGAATACCCGCAACAACCAGATTAAAGAAAGCAAGATTATTAAGAAGAGCTTGGAAAACGACACGAAGAGCGAAACTACGCCGTTCTTTGATTAAAAGAAGGATGTCTTTGCGTAGGAGAAGTGCAATGGGATTGAAATAAAATGGCAAATAATATACAAGTACAAAGTTCAGAGGTTGTAGTACCTTTACTGGCTGGAATAGCAACATTTTCTCCTCTAGCTACAGTAGCTATTACAGACACAACTTTCAATGTAACATTTACTGGTAATAAGGTAGCTGTTGGAGATAAGATTGTGATAACTGGTACTTTGGGCGGAACAGGAACTATTGTGGGTTATGCAACCCCAACAACATATAGAGTTAAAAGTGTTGTTAATACAAATGCAAATGTCGATTCATGGCCACTAGTTACAGGTGCTCAACTTGAGAATACAGATGGAACAGCCGTTGTTACAACAGCTGGTTCTCCAACAGGTCTAACATATGGAACAAATGGCAGTCCTCAAACAATTAATAATGCAAGGATTGTGAGACTTCATAATACTGTTGCAGCTACAACTTTGATTACTATAACTAATGCTCTTGGACAAACTACAGGTTCTTTCACTATGCTTGACAAAAGTACAGAACTTGTTGTTAAAAAATCAGATGAAAAAGTATATGCGGCTGGAACTGTTAATGCAGCTAAAGTAGCTTTCGGAGATTAATAGAATGAAACTAATAACAGAAACCTTAGATAATGTCAAATATTTAACCGAGACCACAGAGGCTGGTAAGAAACGGTTGTTTATTGAAGGTACATTTCTAGTTGGAGATACAGTAAATCGTAATAATCGAATGTATAAAATGGATACACTTCGAAACGAGGTTAAACGCTATAACGAAGAGTATGTTAAAACTAATCGTGCATTAGGTGAACTAGGACATCCTGACACGCCAACAATTAATCTTGAAAGAGTATCACATAAAATTGTAAAATTGGAAGAAGATGGAAATACATTTTACGGTAAAGCACAAATTCTAGAAACACCCTATGGAGAGATTGTTAAAAACTTCATAGAGAATGATGTTAGTATCGGAGTATCATCGAGAGCTTTAGGCTCTGTGGTACAGTCTAAAGAAGGATATAATTTAGTGCAAGATGATTTAAAACTTGCAACCGCAGCTGATATTGTTGCTGACCCGTCAGCTCCAGGTGCTTTTGTTAATGGCATTATGGAAAATAAAGAATGGATGTTTGTCGAAGGAAGATTTGTTGAATCTGATTTTGACCATGCTAAACGAACAATTAAGAGGGCCTCGGCTAGAGAAATCGAAGCGGTTGCTTTAAATTTATTCGAATCCTATTTACGAAAACTTTAAAATTATAAATAGAAAAATACACAAGGAGAAATTCTAATGGCAATAAACAAATTAATGGAAGCGGCTGCAGATATTCTTGCTCAAAGCAAGCGTAACGCAGCTTCTATGCCAATGCAAAAAATGGCTGGTGACGAGGTCGAAGATTTAGGAGGAATGGATAATAAAACAGCCACTAATCCTGGAGATTCAATCAAAGTTAAATCTGGCGCTAAGAGTGATTATGCTAAAAACATAGCAGGACACAAAATGCATCCGTCGGCTGCATCTGCAAAACTCGAATCTGCTGAATCTGAAGAAGAGGTTTTAGAACCTGTTGAAGAAGAAGAGGTCTTAGAACCCGTTGAAGTTGAAGCTGAACCTGTAGTTGAAGCTAAACACAAAGATGAAGACGAAGACGAATCTGAAGATGATGACTCAGAAGAAGACGAATCAGATGAAGATGAAAAAGAAGATAAAAAGAGGAAAGAAAAAATGAAAGAAGATATCGATGCTCTATTTGCTGATGATAAAACAATTTCAGAAGATTTCCGTGCTAAGGCATCTACAATCTTTGAGGCTCGTGTCCATGACCGTGTTACTCAAATTGAAGAAGAAATCGAAGCTAAGTATGCTGGTCAATTAGAAGAAACTGTTGATTCTATTAAAGAGGATTTAACAGAAAAGGTTGATGGATATCTTTCATATGTTGTAGAACAGTGGATGAGTGATAATGAAATTGCTATTGAATCTGGTTTACGCTCAGAACTAACTGAAGAATTTATCTCAGGAATGAGAAATCTATTTGCTGAACATTATATTGATGTTCCTGAAGAAAAAGTTGATTTAGTTGACGAGTTAGCTACTAAAGTTGAAGAACTTGAAAGCAAACTTGACGAAGAAATCGAGAGAGGTATTGAATACAAAAAAGATTTAATAGAATCTCGTAAAAATGAAATTGTTCATCAAGTGACAGAAGGTCTTATTGATACTCAAGTTGCAAAAATTAAAGCGCTCGCAGAGAGTGTTGAATTCTCCACAGAGGACGAATACACAGGAAAACTTGAATCAATCCGTGAGAACTATTTTCCATCAGGAATTAAAAAACCAGGTGAAGAAATGTTACATGAAGAAATAGAATCTGCAGAAGAAGCTACGGCTGCAAAACAAAAGTCTTTTGACCCATTTGTTAATGCTGTAACCTCTGCAATTAGTAATACTAAGAAATAATAATTAATAACAATTAGGAGTACACAATGTATTTGTCCGAATCATTACAAAATAAATGGGAAGGCGTACTAAATCATCCAGATTTAGCACCTATAACTGACCCATATAAGAAAGCAGTTACCGCTGTTATTCTTGAAAATCAGTATAACGAAATGTCAAAAGACCAATCAGGTTCATTACAACAACTTGACGAAGCTGCACCAGCTAACGTAGCAGGTTCAGTATCAAACTTTGACCCAATTTTAATCTCACTAGTTAGACGTTCTTTACCTAACTTAATCGCATATGATATATGTGGCGTTCAACCAATGACAGGACCTACTGGTCTTATCTTTGCAATGCGCTCACGTTACACATCTGCTGGTGGCGCTGAAAACTTCTACAACGAAGTTAATCCTGGCTTTTCTGGTGCTGGTGTTGCTGGTTCTGCTCTAGAAGTATCTGCTACTGCAGCTGCTGGTGGTTCAGATGCTTTAACATTTACAAATAATGCTGCTGCTGGTATGGCACCAACTGGTATGACTACTGCTCAGGCAGAAGCTGGTATCGCTGCTGACACATTTGCAGAAATGGCATTCACAATCGAAAAAGTAACTGTTACTGCTGTATCAAGAGCACTTAAAGCAGAATACTCTATCGAATTAGCACAGGACTTAAAAGCAGTTCACGGTCTTGACGCTGAAACAGAATTAGCTAATATCCTTTCTGCTGAAATACTTGCAGAAATTAACAGAGAAGTTGTTAGAACTATCTACAAGACTGCTAAAATTGGTTGTCAAGTAGGCACAACATCTGCTGGTAATTTTGATTTAGATACTGATTCTAACGGTCGTTGGATGGTAGAAAAAATTAAAGGACTTGCTTTTCAATTAGAAAGAGAAGCTAATCAGATTGCTAAAGAAACTCGTAGAGGTAAAGGTAATTTCATCCTTGTTACTTCTGACGTAGCTTCTGCTCTTGCAATGTCTGGTCTTTTAGACTACAATCCTGCTTTACAAGCACAAACTAACTTAACTGTAGATGATTCAGGTAACACATATGCAGGTATGTTATTCGGTAGAATTAAAGTCTATATAGACCCATATGCTATCACAAGTACTACATCTAAAGAATTTGCAGTTGTTGGTTATAAAGGCTCAAATGCTTATGATGCTGGTCTGTTCTATTGTCCTTACGTGCCATTACAAATGGTTCGTGCAGTTGATACTGGTACATTCCAACCAAAAATCGGGTTCAAAACTCGTTACGGCATGCAAAGAAATCCATTCTCTGCTGGTACAGCTGCTTCAGGCGCTGGTATCGGTGCTGCTGTTGCAAATGTTTATTACCGTTCATTCAAAGTTTCTAACTTAATGTAGTCACTTTGACTCAGATTTATTCTGAGTAGTAATAAAGATTCACGAAAAGGTACCCACTTCGGTGGGTATTTTTTTGTCTGCTATTTGTTGTTAATAAACAGTCGAAAAATAACAACAATCCATGTAGCATAAATACAGGTTATGATAATAATAGTATGGACAATTTAAATGGCAGCTACTGATAGAAACCCAGTTAATCCTAATTTTCTTCAACCAAACAAATATGTTTTAAATTTTGCAAGACTACCGAATATGTCATATTTTTGTCAATCGGTTTCAGTTCCAGGCATCTCAATGTCTGAAACTCCTCAGTCTACTCCATTTGTAGATATCTTTGCTCCTGGCGATAAAGCAATTTATGATATATTCAACGTAACATTCTTAATTGATGAAAGAATGGGCTCATGGATTGAAGTTCATGATTGGATTCGTTCTATGGTATTTCCAGTAGATTTTAAAGATTACCGAGACCTTAGTAGACTCAACAAAGCTTCTAGTTTACAACAAACTAAAACACCTCAATATTCTGATGCAACACTAACTGTTTTATCCTCATCAAATCTTCCTTATGTTAAAATTCATTTTAGGGACGCTTTTCCAACCACCCTCTCCACTTTTATTATGTCATCAGCTTCTGGTCCAGAAGAACTGTTAACCGCAGATGCCACTTTTCGGTACACATACTTCGATATAGAAAAACTTTACTAAAACGCTTGACAACAGACTACCATCCTGTTATAATCCAAATTAATTGGAGAATTATATTATGAAACAACTAGAAGAGTTACTTGAGATGTGGAGAAAAGATTCTGACCTTGACCGAACAGAGCCAGGTAAAGAACTCACAAAGATTCCACTACATCACAGTAAATATTTAAACATACTTTCTCACCATAGATTACTCGTTAAAGATGTTGATTTTAAATTAAATCGCATGAAACGATTAAAGTGGGAATATTATACAGGTAAGTTAGATGATGAAGATTTAAGTAAGCATGGATGGGAACCATTTCCATATGTTCTTAAATCTGAGATAACTACCTATCTTGATAGTGATGAAGATATCAACAAGTACAAAGCCTCTAAAGCTCTTCATGAGGAAATAGTCACTGTATGTGAAGCTATTCTAAAAGAACTCCATAGCAGAACGTTTCAGTTGAAATCGTTTATTGATTGGGAAAAATTCATTCAAGGCGTATAGATGACTGAAACTATACAACTACATAAAGTAAACGAAGCCTTTATACAGGTGGAATGTGAAAGAGGACTTGCTCAAGAGTTATCAGAACACTTTACTTTCCATGTTCCAGGTTATCAATATACTCCTGCATATAAAAGTCGAGTTTGGGATGGAAAGATAAGACTCTTGGATTTAAGAAACTTCCAAATTTATCACGGTCTTACTCCCTATATTAAGGAGTTTTGTACTGAACGTGGGTATGAGTGTTTAATAGATGATGATGTTAATTCAACTGATGCATTTGCAGTAATTGAGGCTAAAGAGTTTGTCGATACATTAAAACTCCCTCATGTGGTTAGAGACTATCAACTAAAATCATTCATCACTGCAATACGCAATAAACGACTTCTCCTGTTGTCTCCAACAGCGTCTGGTAAGTCTTTAATATTATACTTGATAGTCAGACATCTCTTAATTAATAAGATGAAGAAAGGTCTCCTAATCGTTCCAACAACATCGCTTTGTTACCAGATGTTCACTGACTTCGAAGACTACTCCAACAATGATAATGAATTTATTGTTGAGGATGAAGTATCAATTATTATGGGTGGGAAAGATAAAAATCCTAAGGTTGATAGATTGAAAGTGACACTAGAAAATAATAAAATTTGTTATTTAAAGCCAAACCAGAGAGTAAATACAAAAAGGGGTGTTATATTAGCAAAAAACTTAACCATAGAGGATGATTTATTATAAATACTAATGTCCCTACAACCTCTTTGGTGGAAATATTATGAAAAAAATAGCACCTGTACGATTATACATAAAAACACACACAAAAACTGGATTAAAGTATTTTGGAAAATCAGCAAGAAAAAACTTAGAATCATATTATGGGTCTGGTGTATATTGGAAAAAACACATAAAAAAACATGGCATAGAATACGTTAAAACAGAATGGATTTCAGAATATTTTTATTATGAAGAACATATAACTAAATTTTGTAATGATTTTTGTCAGGAGAATAACATTGTTGATGACGATACATGGGCAAATTTAAAGGAAGAGAATGGGTTGGATGGTGGTAAAATGCCGGAGGCTTCACTATTGGCATTAAAGACTAAGTTGACAGGAAGAACAAAAGAGTCCCATGAATATATTAGATTGGCTGCTATTAAACAATCAAAATCCATGAAAGATAAGAACGGACACTATCAAACAATAGCTAGACCTAAAATTAACAAATGGTTAGAAAGTCTATCTGAAAGTGAAAGAAAAGAAATATTAGGACACGAAATTACTACTGAACAGCGATTAAAACTTAGTTTAGATAGATTAGGTAAAACAAAAGAAAACTGTGATAGAGTTAAAAAAATGGCAGAAACAAAAAAACAGTATTTTGGTGGTCTTTCAGAAAAGGAAAGAAAAACAAAACTAGGACACACTAAAGGAATGAAATGGTGTCATAATGATGAATTATCAATAAATAAATTGTTTTTGCCGTTAAATATATTATGTGGATGGTCAGTGGGGAGAAAAAAATATGAAAATAAAACAGATTGAAACGATACAGATACCTTCGCCATTTGTAGTTTCAACGTGGCAGTCCATCTATAAGCTAGGGCCCGATTACTTCGAACAATTTGATTTTGTACTCGGTGATGAGGCACATCAATTTAAAGCTAAATCACTGGCAACAATTATGTCTGCTTGTACAAATGCTAGATATAGAATAGGAACAACAGGCACATTAGACGGCACACAAACACATCGTTTGGTGTTAGAAGGACTTTTTGGTCCTGTTTATCGTGCAACAACTACTGCAGATTTAATTGCAAAGAAACATTTATCTGATTTTAATATAAAGTGTTTAGTGTTAAAGTATCCTGAACCACTTTGTAAACAATGCAAAACATGGGATTATCAACAAGAGATTGATTTTATTGTTAAGAACAATGCCCGAAATGATTTTATAAGAAACTTAGCATTATCACTTAACGGCAATTCACTTATATTATTTCAGTTTGTTGAGAAACACGGTAAAGCTTTATATGCAAACATAAAAGACCATGCAAAAAAACGAAAAGTATTTTTTGTATTTGGAGGAACTGATACTGAAACAAGGGAAGCTATTCGAGGAATTACAGAAAAAGAAAAAGATGCTATTATTGTTGCATCATATGGCACCTTCTCGACAGGCATAAATATAAGGAACTTACATAACATTATCTTTGCATCACCAAGTAAATCTCGTATTCGTAATTTACAATCAATTGGTCGAGGACTTAGAGTGGGTGATGACAAAAGAACAGCAACATTATTTGATATTGTGGATGATTTTAGGATTGGTAAATTTACCAATTTTACATTGAAGCATTTTATTGAAAGATTAAAAATATATGATGACGAGAAATTTAAATATAAATTCTATAACATCGAGCTGAAAAATGGATAATCAACTAAACATTAAATTAGTGAGACTTCAATCTGGCGAAGATGTCATTGCCGATATCACTTCTGATACGGAATCAACAATACTAAACAAACCTATGGTGCTTATGGTGAGACGTTCACCCAAAGGCTCGGTAATGATGATGGTCCCATGGTTGCCAATTGAGATAATATCTGATAATATGGCTACATTAAATAACAGAGAGATTGTTACCTTTACCAACCCTAAAGACAGTCTAATCGAGTATTATTTAAATGCAATCGAAACTGTAACTCTTGAAGCTAATAACTCAGAAGGACTTCTTGAAGATTACAATTTAAGAACTCAAGCACAGAATTCTGCAGAGGCCAATATCAACATGCAGGCGAGAGCTGAAATTGATGAATACTATGATGATGACGCTTCAGTGATGGATGAATATTTAAATAATATGAATAACCAGGATAAAAGTAAACTACATTAATATGACAATAGAATATAATGAATTGAATTTGAAGATGGTATCTGAAGCAATATATAATAATTTGTCAGAAGACTTGTTACCGAAGAAGTGGGTCGAAAGAAACAAATCTAATCCAATGTTTGGGCATTGTCACACAGCCTCTGGTTGTTTACAGAAAATATTTGGAACTAAAACATTAAAATTGAATCGAGCTTTAGATGATGAAAACATCTATCATTGGTGGTGCGTAGACGCTGATGGAAAGATAATTGATTTAACTTCGCAACAATACACCAACTTTAATAGAACTCCTCCTTATGAAGATGGAACAAAAATGGGTATGTTAGGATTTGGTTATCGAAAAAGAGTGTTATCACTTTTAGATAAAGTAACATATGAATTAGGGTTTCAGAAAGGATGGTAAGGAGTAGCTATTCATTCATTAATTAAACGGGACACCGCTACCATAACTCTTGTCAAGCACTTTGTCAAGCGTAATGAAGGCAAACTTGGAATGAAAGGTATATTATGAATATGAAAAAAGAAGAAGAATTGCCAAAAGAAAAGAAAGTTAAGAAAACTGTTGCTAAAACAACAGCAAAGAAACGTCAAAAACATTATGTAAATAATGCAGACTTTTTAGCAGGACTGGTTGAATATAAACGGTTATGTGGCGTTGCAGATAAAGCTAAAGAGATTCAACCGCAAGTTCCTAATTATATCGGTGAGTGTTTTCTTAAGATTGCAGAACATTTATCACACAAACCCAACTTCGCATCATACTCTTTTAGAGATGAAATGATTGCCGATGGAATTGAGAATTGTATGATGTATTTTAGAAACTTTAACCCCGAAAAGTCGAAGAATCCATTCGCTTACTTTACCCAAATTATCTATTATGCTTTTCTCCGAAGAATTACTAGAGAGAAAAAACAACTTTATGTCAAATATAAAGCTACTGAGCAAATAGGTATTTTAGATGAGTTTGAGATGTTAGAAGACAGCGATGGAAATACAAGACAATTTGAACTCTATGAAAACATATCTGAGTTTATATTTAACTTTGAAGAAGCCAAAAGAAAAAAGAAAGAAGAGAAAATAAAAGGCCTAGAAAAGTTTATCGAACCAGATGTTGCAGCTTCACCAGATGCTTAAATATTTGCCTCTATTGATAATGTTTTCTTGTATAATATCATCATGTGGTTATGGAGGTTTCTTGAAAGAGTGCAACTATGACATGGAAGAAAAATATGACAGTGTTAAACTTGTTTATGGAGAATGGAATTGATAGAAGATAAAATTAAACATCTTGAAGCTAAACATAAAGACCTTGATGCCAAAATCAAAGAATCATATTCAAAATATCTTTCCGATGAACTTATGGTGAAAATGAAACAAGAAAAACTACAGCTGAAAGATAAGATAGCAAAACTAAAAGAAGACTAGATTATGAAAATGTGTATATTAGGCGACAGCCATTTCGGTATGCGTGGCGATTCTGTTATCTTCCATAAACATTATGAGAAGTTTTATAGCACAGTATTCTTTCCGTATCTGAAAGAAAATAATATTGATACAGTATTTCAAATGGGCGACTTATTTGACCGCCGAAAGTTTATCAATTTCAACTCCCTATTCTTATGTCGCAGATACTTCTTTAATAAACTAAAAGAAAACAACATTACGTTTTATTCTATTCTAGGTAATCATGACATTACCTATCGTAATACATTAGAAATTAATTCATCACAATTACTACTAAACGAATATGACAACATCACAATCTTTGATGAGTTTGTCACAAAGGAATTTGACGGCATTCCAATAGACATTGTTCCTTGGTTGTGTGATGACAACGAAGAGGATATAAAAGAATCAATAAGGAATAGTCGGTCACAGCTCTGTTTTGGACATTTTGAGATACAAGGATTTGAGATGGACAAAGGCACTGTTTCACAAACAGGTATCGACAAATCACTTTTATCCAAGTATGACATGGTTTTATCTGGACACTTTCATCACAAGTCAGATGATGGCCAAATATTTTATGTGGGAACTCCAGGTCAAATGACATGGGCAGACTATAAAGACCCAAGAGGGTTTCATATCTTCGATACAAACACAAGAGAATTGGAGTTTATACAGAACCCATTTGAAATATTTCATAAGATAAGTTATGATGATAGAGATAAAGGCATTGAAGACTTTAAAAGTTTTGATTTTAAACAATACCAAGATAGTTATGTAAAAGTGGTTGTGCTACACAAACAGAATCCATTTTTGTTTGATTACTTAACCGATAACTTATATAAATCGGGAGCGGCTGATATAGCTATTGTCGAAGACTTCAATGAAGACCTTATATTAAATGATGATGATATCATTAATCAAGCTGAAGATACAATGACCATATTGTCCAAGTATATTGATGGATTATCTCTCAATGTTGAGAATGAAAAACTTAAAACATTAATGAGAGAATTATATGTTGAAGCCTTACACACGGAAGAAACCGATTGATTATATTTAGAAAAGTAAAATGGAAGAACCTACTTTCCACTGGCAATCACTTTAGTGAAATTAATTTAGATAAGAACATTAATACATTAATTGTTGGTGTTAATGGGTCGGGCAAATCCACTTTGCTTGATGCTTTGTGCTTTGGGTTATTTGGGAAACCATTTCGTAATATTCCAAAAGGCAACCTTACGAATTCGATTAATGGTAAAAATTGTGAAGTGGAAGTGGAGTTTGATACAAACAATAAGTCATATAGAATTGTTCGCACTATCAGACCCAATAAATTTGAAATCTATATCGATGGTGAATTATTAAACCAAGATGCGGCTATAAGAGATTATCAAGAACAACTTGAGAAGTTCATATTAAAAATGAACTATAAATCATTTACACAAATAGTGGTATTAGGTTCAGCTGCATTTACTCCGTTCATGCAACTATCAAATAATGATAGACGTGCTATAATCGAAGACCTATTAGATATACAAATATTCTCAGTAATGAATAAACTTACAAGAGAACGATTGGGTAATAACAAAGACTTACTCAATGACAAAAGACACAACATTCAATTAACACAACAGAAATATGAATTTGAAGAAAAACGAATAGGCGACTTAAAACAAAATAATGAAGACAAAATAGATGAGTACAAACAAGATATTTCTACCAACGAAACTAATATTAACAATCTCACTGAAGAAATTGAGAGTATTGGATTACAAGTTGTTGAAATTCAAAAGGTTGTTGCAAACCGACTCGAAATCGAACAACGAGTAAAACAATATCACCATCTCGAATCTCAAATAGAAACTAATCTATCGAAATATAAAAAAGATGTTAATTTCTTTGAACACAATGATGATTGTCCAACATGTAGGCAAGGAATTGAATCTGAATTTAAATCAGAACAAATTGTAACTCTTACCAGCAAGATTACTGGTTGTGACCATGGTTTAACTGAACTCGATACTAAAGTAACCGAAGAACAGAATAAACTCAATATCATATCAGGAAAACAAATAGAGATACAAGAATTACAGATTAAGACAGCAACAAATACAACATCAATTACCGAAATTAATAGATACATCACTCGAATCAAAACAAGTATAGAAGAATTACAAGATACAAAAACAGTTTCAGATATAGAAGAGCTGAAGTTGAGTGAACTCAAAAAAGAGATTGAAGATAAAGAAACTGAATTTAAAGCATTACTTGATGATAAAGAATACTTCGAGGTAGCAAGTGCTTTACTTAAAGACACTGGTATCAAAACAAAAATTATAAAACAATACTTACCTGTAATAAACAAATTAGTAAATAGTTATCTAGCTAAACTAGATTTCTTTGTAAACTTTACCCTTGACGAATCATTTAAAGAATCAATTAAATCCAGATTCAGAGATGACTTTACATATAATAATTTCTCTCAAGGAGAAAAACAAAGAATCGATATGGCACTTATGCTAACTTGGCGTGCTGTTGCTAGACTAAAGAATTCTACTAATACCAATCTACTCATACTAGATGAAACATTTGATTCATCACTAGACGCTACGGGCGTTGATGAGTTACTTAAGATTTTACATGAACTAGATGATGTGAATATTTTTGTGATATCACATAAAGGCGATATACTACAAGACAAATTTCAAAATATAATTAAATTCAGTAAAGTGAAGAACTTTTCAAGGATAGAAAAACATGAGTGATGATAAAACAATAACCTCTGATGACGGAGTGACGTTTACATATAATACAGCAGAAGGCCTTGGACCAGAAGTTGAAGAAACACCAACTGAAGAAGTAAAAGAAATCAGAGAAGAACCATTAGATTTGTATGATGACCAACTTCCATTATTAAGTGAACCTCTATCTGATTATGAAGAAGCTTTACCTAATTCAGATATGAGAACGTTAATAGCAAGAATGAAAATGACCATGAGAAAGTTTGGTGGTATTGGATTATCAGCCAACCAATGTAATGTCCCAGCAAGAGTGTTTATAATTGCACATCAAGGTCTAGAGATGGTTTGTATTAACCCTAAAATAGTTGCAATCGGACAAAATGACATTAAACTCAATGAGGGGTGTTTATCTTATCCTGGATTAATCTTAAATGTAAAAAGACATGAAGAAATTGATGTTGAATACCAAGACGAAGATGGCAAGACTGTGGTTGAACATTTAGACGGAATGGTAGCGAGATGTTTTCAACACGAACTAGACCACATGAACGGAATAAAGTTTACCGCAAAAGTGTCTCCTCTTGTGTTATCCTTAGCGAAGAAGAAACAAAATAAAATGATGAAAACTGCGACTAGAAAACAGAAAAACAATTTTAAGTGGAATGAAGTTTAAATGGCAATAGATTATACTAAAGATGATGTAGAAGTCCAGTGGGATAAATGGTTAGCCGCCAATCCTGTAGAGGATATGGATGACCCCGACTTTGAACAAATCAAACAAGAGACTATTATAGACCTTGAATTTGTATCAAAGATGGATGTAAAAGAATATACATTATATCAAAAATGGTGTGAAGTACAAGAAAAATATCCATTTACTATAGTCAATGATTTATGGGAAGGCGAGAAGAAAGTTTTAGCCAACGATAAACAACGAATAGCTATTGAAGAAGTTAAAAACAATGTTTGGAATCCACAAGATTTAGACGAGTTTATGAAGATAGAACCTGAACTCATATATGCAAACAAACAAGAAGACTTACCAGAACTCTGGAATGTGATTAGAACATTCTCATCTACAATGAAAAACAATTCTAATATTGGTCGTAATCTTAACTTCATTGTTAGAGACAAACCAACTAAAAAATATCTTGGTGTTATTTGTATTTCTTCAGACTTTCTAGACTTAACTCCTAGAGATAATTTTATTGGATGGAGTAGAGAACTTAAAACACAAGGTTCAATGATTAATCATACAGCGATTGGCTCTACGATTGTTCCTTTGCAACCTTTAGGTTACAACTACACAGGTGGTAAATTATTAGCATTATTATGTTTAGACGATAAGATACAGAAACTATGGAAAGAATTGTATGGTGACACGCTAATAGGCGTCACAACTACATCCTTATATGGCAAAGCGAAACTTCATGGACTATCACAATACGATAGACTGACACACTGGAAGAAAATGGGTTTCACTGCAGGTTCAGTTAAGTTTGAACCAAGAAGAGTGACCAGAAATAAAATTAATGATTGGATAAAGAAAAACCATACCAGAAAATACTTTGAATGGTATGTTGCAAAGAAACCAAGTGGACAACCACACAAAAGAGACCATAAGAATAGGTCACTATCGTTTGCCTATTCACAAATGAAAATGGATAAAATATTAACCCAATCAGCTCATGCCAGAGGTATATACTTTTCTCCTTTATACAATAATTCAGCCGAGTTCTTAAGAGGGGATATCACTGAAGATAAATTAGTAAAATCATTTGACACTTCAACTGAATCTCTGGTAACTTTATGGAAAGAAAGATATGCAACAAAGAGAATTAGAAATTTAAAAGAATCAAACCGAGTTTCTACAGAAACATTATTCTACGATAACTTAACCGTGTTATCGTGGGAAGAAACTAAAGATTATTATCTAGACCAAGTTGGTCGGTAATAATGAATATAATGCTTGACATAGGCCGTCAAACATGTATAATGGTTACTTAATTGCGGTGGGTTAATAGAACAGATTATTCTTCCCGTTTAATCAGTCAGTGCGAATCTGACACACCGCTCCAATTTTTGCGGAGAAGTAGTAGAACAGAAGTGGCGTCCAGTCAATTCTTTAGGTGCGAATCCTAATCTCCGCTCCACTTATTGAGTTCTTTAATAAGTAAAACTTATCATTAAATCAAAAAGAAAAGCTCGAAAGTGCTTGACTTTTGCATGGAAATCTGTATAATGGATTACATGATAGTGAAAAAAGAAGACAATTTAGTACTACAAGAACAGAAGTCTCAGTTAGCAAAACTGATGGCTAATGAAAATCTAACAATCGAACATCAGAAAATTTCTACTGCAAAGTTCGACCCTAAAAACAGAATTCTATATCTTCCAATCTGGACTGATATGGTTGGTACAACTTATGACTTGCTTTGCGGACATGAAGTTGGACATGCTCTGTATACACCAGCTGAAGGATGGCATGATGCTGTCACAATCAATAATAAAGGTAAGAATTATAAAAACTTTTTGAATGTGATTGAAGATGCAAGAATTGAAAAGCGTGTACAAAGAAAATATCCAGGTCTAAAAAAATCATTCAACACAGCGTATGCTGATTTAAGAGAAAAAGATTTCTTTGGTCTTAAAGGTAGAGATGCTAACAAATTAGCTTTTATCGACAGACTAAATCTTTTCACTAAATCACAATATACTATGCCTCTTGATTTTAATGAAGAAGAATCTAAATTATTAGATAGAGTTAAAAATACAGAATCATGGGCAGATGTTGTTCAAGTTACGAATGATGTATATGCGTATTCAACTGAAGAACAATTAGAATATGAAGATGAAATGATGTCTCAACAAGAACAATTCTATGAATACCCCGATGGTGACGAAACTGGTCCTGATGATTATGAAACTAATGATTCTGGCGATGATTCCGAAGAAGAAAATGAAAATGAAAATGAGAATAAATCAGACTCAGACCAAGAACGAGAAGATGAAGCTGAAGATACAGAAGAAGATGGCGAAACTCAGATAATCAATCGTGAGAAAGATTCAGGATATGAAGAAGAAGAAATTGATATCAACGAACCAAGATGTCTAACTGATGAAGCTTATAGAGAAAATGAAAATACATTAGTTGACGAAAAATGTAAAGAATATGTTTATGTTACTTTTCCTAAACCAATCTTAAAGAATATTATTACTCCAGCTAAAAGAGTTCAGGAATTATTGACTGAAGCTTTTGCTGAACAAGAAAGACAAGGATACTTTGAGAAGACTTTTAAAGAAAGTAATTATACAGAATTCAAAAAGAAGAATGATAAGTTTGTAGCTTTACTTGCTAAAGAATTTGAAATGAAGAAAGCCGCCAAAGTTTATGGCAAAAGAAGAACAGCAAGCACTGGCGATTTAGATATTAACAAACTGGCTTCTTATAAATTCAATGATGACATTTTCAAAAAAATGATGATTATTCCTAAAGGGAAATCTCACGGACTGATTCTGTTATTAGATTATTCTGGTTCAATGTGGGATAATATATCAGGTGCTATTGAGCAAGTTTTAATACTTGCAAGTTTTTGTAGAAAGGTAAATATTCCATTTACAGTTCAAACATTTTCGGATACTAGTTCAACATGGTATATTGATAGAGATGTTGATGATGAATCAAATAAACAATCAATACCTGATTCATTCGAATCTAAAAAAGGTGATTTAAAACTTGAGAATGTGGTATTAAGAGAATATCTTAATTCAAATATGAATAAAGCAGAATACACAAAAGCAGTTCAAAATATGTTACTGTTAGCTAAATCATATGACCATTCTATTAGATATAGTTCTATGAATAGACCTCAGGCTCCTAGGTCTGAAAGATTAACAAATACTCCATTGACTCAAGCATTGGTTGCTCTTGGTAAATATACTAATGAGTTCAAAGCTTCTAGAGGTCTTGATATTGTTAATTTGGTAATCATTCATGATGGTGACGCTGATTATTGTCACGACTACTTTAAATTTGGTAAAGATTCACGTGAACGTGATGAAAACGGATTGGTTCCTATGGATAAACAAACAGAGCATTTACATAATGCTAGAATTAATCCTACTGATGAAAATGTAATTCTTAAAGATGATTCAATAAGATTTACAGCCAAGATTAAAACAACTTACACGAATGAAATATTCCAACAAACTATGGCTTGGTATAAAAAGTTTACTGGTTCTAAAATTATTGGTTTTTATATTGTTTCTCCTCAAGCTAGAGAAGTTAAAGATGCGGTTTGGAGACAATATATAAATGAAGATGGAGTCGCAGTGGGTGAAATGGGTTATGGAAAATGGGAATATCACAGAGAGATTGTTAGAATATTCAGAAAAGAAAAATTATTGGTTTCTAAAAAACCACAGTATGATGATTTCTACTTGATTCTTGGAGGCAAAGACTTAAATGCTCCTGACCTTGAAGTTGAGGTAACTGGAAAAGTTACGGCATCTAAACTGAAGACTGCATTTATGAAAGTGAATAAAACAAAAGTTGTGAATAGAGTTCTGGTTGGCAAATTTATTGATAAGATTGCTGCCTAAATGACTGAAATAAAAGCTCGAAAGTGCTTGACTTTTGGTCCAATTGTGTTATAATGGTTGTAGAAATTAAGTAATAACAGTGAAAAACCGCTGCGTGAAATAAGGAGAAAGTATATTATGAGTGATTTAAATGTGATACGAAAAGAGTTTCTTGAGAAGCTCAAAGAGACCGGGAAAGATTCGGTTTCGAGAACAGAAATAAACAAACTTGGCCAAGAAGTTGGTCTAAAAAGTTTCGGTTGGTTTACAAAGAAGGATGAAAATAAATTATCTAGAGGCCTGTATAAAGTGCCACAAGATATTTTAATTGCCTTACAACCAGGCGGAGCTCGATTGAAAGTTTCCTCTGCAAAAATTATTCCTTTTGTGCCTACAAAAATTGTGTTAGAAGATTCAGGAACTCGTATCTCAAATGTTACGACTGAACTTGCTATTACAAATTTAGTGCCAGATGTTTATGATAATTATGTGCCGTTCGGTAACTTTCCAGATATTGTTGCAATTATTAAATCAGGTAAATTCTTTCCTGTGTTCGTTTCAGGCCATTCTGGTAATGGTAAAACGATGTCTATTGAACAAGCTTGTGCTAAATTAAAGCGTAAGTGTGTAATCGTTTCAATGACTCCTGAGACTGACGAATCAGACCTACTTGGTAACTATGTGTTAATCAATGGTCAGATGGAATGGAGAGATGGTCCTGTTACTACTGCTGCTAGACAAGGTGCGGTATTATGTATTGATGAAATTGATTACGGCGCTCAGAATCTTTCATGTCTTCAACGTGTGCTAGAAGGTAAACCATTTTTGCTTAAGAAAAAAGGCGAATTGGTTGCTCCCTCTCCTGGGTTCACGGTCTTCGCCACTGCGAATACAAAAGGTAAAGGTTCTGATGACGGCCGTTATATGTTTACAAACATTCTTAATGAGGCTTTCTTAGAAAGATTTAGAAATACTTATGAACAAGAATGGCCACCTGCTGCTGTTGAGAAAAAGATTATCATTGGAGAACTTGCTAAAAATGGTTTGACTGATGATGACTTTGCCTCTAAACTTGTTACTTGGGCTGATGCGATTAGAAGAACTTTCGCTGAAGGCGGTTGTGATGAAGTTATCTCAACTAGAAGATTGGTTCAGATTGTTGAGACCTTAAGTATCTTCGGTGAGAAAACCAAAGCTTTAGAATTATGTTTAAATAGATTTGACGATGAAACTAAGATTTCTTTCCTTGACCTTTACACAAAGGTCGATGCTGGAGATGATATCTTAGATGGTCAAACAACAGAAGCTTTAGATGAAATGACCACAACACTGGAAAATGCAGTTGTGGATGAAGATAAACTTCGAGATATGATTGAAGAAGAAGGCAATAGTAACTAAGTTTGCCTCATTAAGTCTAGGTTTCTGATATAATTATACAATCAAGTGAAAGATTGCACGCTTGATTGTTTTTTGTAATGCAATCAAATACATCATGGAGTTTTTTATGACTAGAGTATCAAAATCAGGTAAAGCTAAAATCTTAGGTTACCTTTCAAAACCAACAGGTTACAATACGTTAACCGTAGCTAAGGCTAAATCAACATTCGGTATTAAAAATGTTGCAGCCCGAGTAGATGAACTTCGCAAAGAAGGTCATGCTATTTACACGAATGCCAAAACGGTAAATGGAAAGAAAGTTACATTCTATCGCATGGGTACACCAACTAAAAAAGTTGTTGCTGCCGGTGTTGAGTATTTACGCCTTCGTGGCGAAAAAGCTTTCGCTTAGAGTATAGCTTTGACTTAAAATTGGAGCGATATAAATAATATTGCTCCTTTTTTTTATTTAACTCTAATGGATATATTATGGAACTCAAAATTAATGTAGACGAATTAAAAAAGTGTAAACTTTTTATAGCAACACCAATGTATGGCGGACAATGTTTTGGTCTTTATACCAAAGCTGCTCTTGACCTGCAAACCCAAATGATGAAATATGGAATCGAAGTTAAGTTTTCTTTTCTATTCAACGAATCTTTAATCACTCGTGCTAGAAACTACCTTGCAGATGAATTCTTAAGGTCAGGATATACACACATGATGTTTATTGATGCAGATGTTCATTTCACACCACAAGATATCATTGCTTTATTAGCACTAGATAAAGATATTGTCGGTGGACCTTATCCTAAAAAGTCAATGAACTGGAAGAATATTGCTGAGGCAGCCAGAAAACATCCTGATATGCCAGTAAATGAACTATCAAAACTCGTTGGTGAATATGTGTTTAATGTTGTTAAAGGCACTAAACAATTTACAGTAACCGACCCAATTGAAGTAATGGAAATTGGCACAGGACACATGATGATTAAACGTAAAGTGTTCGAGAAGATGCAAGAAGAATTTCCTAAAATCAAATATAAACCAGACCATGTTGGCCAAGAACATTTCGATGGCGATAGATATATTCATGCTTACTTTGATACTATCATCGACACCAAAGATAGTTACACTGGCGGTGGTACTGAACGATATCTATCAGAAGATTATATGTTCTGCCAGATGTGGCGAAAGATTGGCGGTAAGATTTGGTTATGTCCTTGGATGAAAACGCAACATATTGGAACTTATGCCTTTACTGGCGATATGGCTTCTGTTGCTAAATATACAGGTAAACTATAATGTTAATTGGCATTGTCGGATTCATGGGGTCTGGCAAAGGAACTGTTGGCGATATTATCCAAAAACAAGGATACAACAAAGACAGTTTTGCTAAGCCATTAAAAGATGCTTGTGCTGAAATATTTGCATGGGATAGAAGTTTGCTTGAGGGCGATTCAGATGAGTCCAGAAATTGGCGAGAACTTCCCGATGACTATTGGTCAAAAGCCTTTGGTCGCCAATTCACACCAAGAGATGCCTTACAATTATTAGGTACAGAAGGTTGTCGTAATGTCTTCCATAAAGATATATGGGTTCATTCTCTTATGAAAAGAGCTCAAGACGCCAACACCGTTGTTACTGATGTTAGATTTCGCAATGAAATTGAAATGATTCATGCCCGAGGTGGTAAAATTGTGAGAATAATCAGAGGACCTGAAGTAGAATGGTTTGACGATGCAGTAACTTTCAATAAAGGAACTAAAAGAAACTATCGCTGGGCATCTGCCAAATATAAAATGCAAGACCTTGGTATACATTCTTCCGAATTTGATTGGGTTGGATGTCACATTGATTATACAATTGAAAATAATGGCACTATTACTCAATTAGAAACTGAAGTCCATAGAATGTTGAATGATGACATTTTTATGACAAAATAACAATTAAGTATTAACAATATAATTTTTTATAATAAATAAAACGTAGCATCAATTATATTGGAGAAGTCAAATTGCAACGCATTTTCAATAAGATAATACTTTGGTTCTGTATCATAACATTTGTTACAATATGGTATCAAATAATATATACGATAAGTTGTAACTTCTTATGTGAAAAACCAAAATCCGAATACATCACAAAGTCAGAAATAGATTATGAAAACATGACGCCTGAAGAGTTAAAGTTAGATTTTGAAAAAATTAGATTAGAAAGAATTGAACAGATGAATTCATTAGAATGAAGAAAATCCTAATAGCTTTATTATTAACCACAAATGTGGTCGCAGAAGAAAAAGCAGGATACTATACCGACATTAACTTTGGAATAGAAAATAGTAACACAGGAGGAAGTGACGCTACTAAATGGTCCGGTAAGTTTGGTAAACATATTAACAAACACTTTGATGCTGAACTGTATACAAGAATCAAAGATAAAGATTCTGGCGGAAATGTCACAATACTTGCAGTTAGACAAGGTAATTATGACCTTGCATGCAAATCCCAAAAAGAAGCAACTCAAGCAACTCTCCAAGCACACGTAATTGATATTAACATGCAAA